GCCCTGGCCTGCGGCCTGGGCCGCCTGGGAGGCAACGATCTGGGCTATCGTCGCAGCCACCGCCGGCGGAATGTTCGGGTCCGGCTCCGGCTCGACGCTCCACGGGCGCTCGGCACCGAGGTAGACGTCGCGGAGTAGAGAGGTGGCTCCCCGGCACTTAACCGCGACCAAGCGGGAATAAACCATAGACCCGCCAAACCGCTGGATTTCCATTAGTTTTTGCGGATCGTACTGGCCCTCGAACATGCGCTGGGCACGCAAAAGGCGGTCGTTGATGGAGTTCTGGTTCGAGTTGCGGTGGTCCCTGAAGGAGTACCAGCGCTGGCGGATATAATTGCCGAGGTCGTCCGGCGGAATCTGTACCGGCTGGTTGCGCCTGTCAGCTTCAGCCCTATCCCGTGCCGCCAATTCATCGGGGCTGACGACACGCAGAAACCCCGGCGCAGTACGACGACCGTAGACGCTAGGGGATGATGCCGTCAGGCCGGGTTCTGCAGGCGGCAAAAAACCATTCCTAAAAATACAGTCTTCGCAGATATACCATATCCGCTGCGCGGATCAATAGACCGAGGGCACATCTAGTGAGCGATGATTTCCTAGACCCCAACCCACTGCTCGACGACGCGCTGATCATGCGGCTGACCTACGATCTGGCAGCCCAAATCCACCCAGCCGACACCATCGCTACCCGTTATGGTTTTCCCGACGCAGCAGGGCTGCGCAGGTATCTGGCAAAGCATCCTGCGATCATCAAGGAAGCGCAGAAAGCCAAAGCTCTGATGGAAAGCGACGAGGGGTCGGAGTCGCGAGTACGGCTAAAGGCCATGCAGGCGACGGAGGCGCTTATCCCCGCGACCGCCGGGATTGCCGCCGACCCCAGGATAGCGCCGCAGCAGCGGATCGACGCGTTCAAACAATTATCGCGGGTGTCGGGGCTGGACAGCGCGGCCGCGAAGGGGGCGGGGGAAGGCGGGCCCGGTTTTACGTTGAATATTTTGTTTAGGGACAAACCGGCGGAGAAACTTACCCTTAACCCCGAGGTGTCGTTATCGAGTAGGATTACTCCGGGAGTAACCGACTACGATGAGGACGAAGAATGAAAATCGAGGTGATGTGCCCCGATTGCGGAGTAACCCGGCATTTGCCGGAGTAGTACGTAACCGCGCAGCAAAAGCCGCCGCCGAAAAATACGGTATTCCGTTGAGCACCGTACAGTCAGTCGCCTACGGAAGGGCGTGGATATGATACTCGACTACATACCCCCACCAACTATTGAAAAATTTATGCACGACGACGAGCATCTCGTAAGAACAATCGTCGGCCCAATCGGCAGCGGCAAGTCGATGGGATGTATAATGGAAATACTTCGTCGCTCTTGTATGCAAAAACCATATAATGGTACTCGGTACACTCGGTGGGCTGTCATTAGAAATACTCTACAGCAATTAAGATTGACTGTATTAGCTGATATACAGCAGTATTTAAGCCCGATAGTTCACTATTACGTAACTGATTCCACTATCCAAATACGGGCGCCGTTGCCGGATGGCACTCGTGTACATTCTGATATTATCATGATCCCATTAGATACTAAAGATGATGTTCGGCGGTTACTTTCAACCCAATTGTCGGGCGCCTGGGTTAACGAATTACGCGAAGTGCCGATAGAAATCGTCAGCGCGTTATTGGGTCGTTTAGGAAGATATCCAAGCAAAACGATGGGTGGACCGTCGTGGTTTGGACTAATCAACGATTGCAACCCCTGGGACACAGAATCTCCTTACCATGACCGCATGGTTTTAAATCCAGACCCTAAATGGGCACTTTATCATCAGCCATCGGGAATCGGGCCGGACGCCGAAAACGTCGAAAACCTGCCGCCGGGTTATTATGACAATCTCGCCGGTGACCGCGACCAGGATTGGGTCAGCGTTCACGTAGAAAGCGAATGGGGTGTGTCGAACGCGGGGCAGGCGGTGTTCCGCCGGACCTTTCATGCCCCGACCCATGTGAAGGACATGGGGGTTGTAGTCAATCCCCAACGGCCGGTCATGGTCGGCATGGACTTCGGACGCACGCCCTGTGCGGTGATTGGGCAACACGACGCCTATGGCAGAGCCATAGTCATGAAGGAAGTGGTAACAGAGTCGATGGGGTTGATCCAAATGATCGAAGAATACCTCAAACCGATCCTAACAGATTATCCTTACGCTAATAAACGAATATTCATCGTGGGAGACCCTGCGGGGGCTCAGAAATCGCAATTAACCGAAGAAACCAATTTTGACGTTTTGAAGGAAGCCGGTTTTATGGCTTACCCGGCCTCGACGAACTCAATCGAGCCCCGACTGCTGGCTGTCGACAGATTGTTTCGGCAAACCGTAGCGGGTGAACCCGCTATCCAGATTTCCCGAGAAGGCTGTCCGACACTGATAACCGCATTGGGGAACAAGTACCGGTACCGGCGCAAACGCGACGGGCAAATGGAAGATTTTCCAGAGAAGTTACACCCATGGTCGGACATCGTGGATGCCTTGCAGTATTTCTGCCTGGGTACCTCGATGAATTTAACCGGGCGGGTACTGATGAGAGATAGGAGGTATACCGCACAGGCATCCGCCCGCGACCATGTATCCGCTGCCGGATGGACTTAGGCGTGTCTCCCTGGGTCATCGCTGCGCTGCAACTGATCATCGTGCACCGAACCGACGGCGCCCAACTTGCGGTGAACCCGGCGCAGATTACCGCACTGCACCCACCCACTGCCGAAAACAAGCTGCTGGTCAGACCGGCACAATGCGCGATCTGGTTATCCAGCGGCAAATTGCTGGCGGTGGTAGAAACCTGCGATCAGATTAAAGCCATGCTGGAAGCTGTCCCGCCCTGACGTTTGCGTTTGTATGGCGCCCGCACGTACTGCGGCACGACGAGATGATCTGTCCTCCCCACAGCCCTGATCTCGTCATTCGGCACGATCCAGCGTTTGCCGCGCACCTGCGGTACTCCACCTTCCCAAACGACCATCAGGTCGCTGGTGCGCTGGCGGCGCAACACGAGATCGACGGTGGGGATAGATACCCCGACGTGATCCGCGACCGCGCTGCGTGTAGGGAATGGTTGGCGTTCCTCCCACAGGCGCACCATTAACGCCAACACCCGCGCCGTGGCGTTCGCCGGGCGCTGCGACCACGACTTGCCGCGCAGGTAGGAGGTTAATCGGTCAACCGCGGCCGGATCGATTCTGGGCAACCGCGTCTGGGCGCCAGAGAGGCTATTCATCGGTGGCTACCCCACCACCAGGGAACCTCGAATAGGCGACGTAGCGACGAACGTGCACGGGCTGTGAGGCATTCTCCGCGACCGTGTACCCTGCCATGCGATAGATCGACTTATAGCGGGTCTCGCCGGCGAGACCGGTGGAGAAGACCGTCATCGGCTGATTCTCGATGCCAGCTGCAACAAGAACACGCGCCAACGCATAAGGCGCACCGCTGCGGGACGACGCCGAATAATTTATACCGTTGATTTCACAATCAATTTTATAAGCGCAGCCGCGACTGGTACGGCGCGGCTCGTCGGGATATTGCCGCGACAGGATCATTCCGTGCCTCCGGGTCAACCGATGCCAGAACAAAACATACTATAGAACGGTTCCAACTACAAGATTATGACGATTTATCGTGGGTTAATACCAAGGGTGCCGTAACCCGCGCCCTCTACGGGGTGCAACCATCTACCCACGCAGGAAGTACCCGCTAGGGGGTGTACCCAACTTGGGGTTGAGGCGGCAAAACACCGTTCTCATCTTGGGGGTATAGGGGAGGCGGCGTGGCCCCCGGCCGGCCTTGGACAAGACCCCGTGGCACCCGCCCGGCCCGCGTTTATTTACTCCCGAAGTAACATCAACGCGCCAATTCATGCGGCTATTCTGACAAACGCCATTTAATGAAGGGCTTTTCCTTCGCTTCACTAGGAATGACACATCATGAAGACCAAGACACCAACTCGCCGGCCAAACCTTGCCGCGCAAGCCGCGACCGATACGGCCATGCAGCAGGCAATCGACGCGCAAGACGCAGTCAACAACGTCATCATCACCAACATGCGCGAGTTTACGGTTGCGCAGGACAACGCGACCGAAGCCGCGCGGCTGGCACGCGAAGCGGGCATTGCGGTAGGCAACGTCAAGATTGCCATCATGTTGAAGCTCGCCGATGCGGCGAACCGGGGCAAGTACACGCCCGAGCAGATCAAAATCGGGCTTGATGCCGCGATGCTGGTATGGGCCGGCAACGGGACCAAGCTGAACGCCGAAGGCGTCGAGACGACGCCCGAGCAGCGTCTGAAGTCGCCCGTCGCACGCAAGCTGCGGAGCGAGTTCAACCTTGCGATGCTGCCCGAGGTTCGCGGCAAAGCGGCGCGAATCATCGAAAGCGCGGCTATCGCATGGAAGGAGGAAGAAGCCCTTCCGGTCGCGGAGCGCGTGCTTCACGCGAAGTATTGGAACCGGCCAGCCGAGCTTCAGCTTGCGAACCTACGGGCCGCAAAGCCGGTAACCGAGACGCGCGGTCGCGGCGCAGAAAAGACTACCGCGACTAAGCCGGGCGTAGTCCTCATGGACCGCGCTGCAATGGTAGCGGCTATCGCACCCGCTCCGATTGCACCGATTGACGCCGCAACAGCGCGCGTCAACGCGATCCTCGCCAGCATCGACGCGTTGGCGGAGGACTACAAATCGACGGAGCTTCTTGCGCCCG